TATAAAAGAAAGATTATTAATAGAAATTGAAAAATCTTTTGGACAGCTTTTTCTTCTTCCACTAAATATGTCTTTCAATAGATGGATGATTGGTGACTCTCTTGGAATGCATAACGACAGCGGCAAATCTGACGGCGAGTTGATACTCGAGAAACGCGGTCACGAACCTCCACCTGTTGGAGTTTCAGAACACTTAAATGATGTCGGCGCAGTAGTTTATCTAACGGACGAGTATGAGGGCGGGGAAATATTCTTTGACAAGCAACGTACTAGGCTGAAGGTCAAGGCTGGGTCGGCGGTTATTTTTCCCGCAAGCCATCTTTATCGTCATGGGGTCACTAAATTAATAAGTGGCGAGCGTCTGACTATGACATCTTTTTGGGTCAGCGCAAGGTCGGTGGCCTTGACTCTTGTTAATGAAATATATCCAGACTGGTGGTTGCGGGTTGCTAATCCGGAAAAGATTTGGCGGCTACTCCCGGAGGAGTCGATCAACAAAATTAATCCACGATTCTTGCCCCCAGTATCATCTACGGAAGATTTTTAATACATTCAACTTTATCGTGAACAGGGAGCGCCTCCGCTGGTGGTTTGATAACATCATGCAGTATGAAACACCAGGATACGTCAGACATGGAGCAGTCACTAGTCGGCTACGGACATTTTGGGAAAACTCTAAATAATATATTAATTATTAAAGAATTTATAGAAAAACAAGATTTAGAGACAATGAATAATTTTTTCCCTACCATAGATCAATGGGAAAATGGAAAAGATGATGAATTCAACGAAGATGGGATATGCATATACGATTCGTCATACTGGCGGGACAGAATGTGCAGCGGCGATATTCTACAGAGAATTGCCCCCGATATTTTTGCTATCATAAATAAATATATTCTCAAAATGGCAGATGCTATTTCCGGAAAATACAATGTTGAAGTTTCGTGTAGGCCCCCAGTATTGATACGTTGGCTTCCCGGAAACTCGCAGTCTCCTCACGCTGATAAGCAATTAAACAACGGAGACCCAAACCCATTCCCAACCTATGATCTAAATTCAATCATTTATTGGAATGAAGATTTTGTTGGTGGGCAGATATATTACCCGGAGTATAATTTCGAAATACCGATTTCTGCTGGCATTGCGGTCGCCCACCCAGGAGATGTTAATTACCTCCATGGGGTCCGAGAAATACAATCAGGCGTTAGATGGACAACGCCATCTTTTTATACAATCACAAAAGTAGGGAGAAATTAAAATGGATATAGCAGGATACATTGGTCACGCCAACGCAGGAATTGTTCTTTATAAAAATGTTTGGCCACAAAATTCTCAATTTGTAGAGCGTCTTGAAAAAATATTAGAGCACAGCGATAATGCCCGTTACAAGTGGAATCAAGCGATGGTCGGCGATCAATCAATAATGAAGGACTATAGAGATTGCTTTGACTTCAAGCTACGTCAAGGTGATATGCCGATCGAAAGTGAGCAATTCGCAGATCTTGAGTTGATTTACAAAGAAGTAATTATGGGGGTAAGGGAATGCGTTTCTCATTATTCCGGGTTGTACAATTTGAGTCTCGAATATGAAGAAGCAACGAATTTTGTAAAATACAACGAAGGGCAGCACTTTTCCGTTCATGCTGATTCTGGCTTCTCCTATAGCTGTGCTGTATCTACTATCGGATACATAAACGATGACTACGAAGGTGGCGAATATCTGATGCCTTATCAGGATATAAAGTTCACCCCAGAAAAAGGTGACTTAATTATGCATCCATCTGACTTCATTTATGCTCACTCATCTTTGCCCGTGTCGAAAGGGACAAAGTATTCAGTTGTGACCATGTATGACTACAATGACCGCAACCATAAATCGAGCGGATACGGAGAAAATGTCAGCTCATCAAAAAATGAGTTGCCCGCAGTAGAGAATAAACAGGTTTCGTCTGTAAAATGGGGTTAAAGTGGATATAAAATTAACTCGCACTCATCAGAATCCACCGCTAATTAGGCAATCTCAAGTCCGTCGCGACTGGATGGACGATACGTATAATAAACATGCCTACAAGTGCTTGCCGTTGACTGAGGCAAATACTGCTGGATGGGAAATGATCCTGCAAGAGGAAGTTGTTTTGCAGTGGGACGGTGGGCTCTCTGTTCCACGGGTGCTCTCCGGCGAAATGGCAACATTTAGCATCGATGGAGAGACCTACGAAAAAGCTATCGTTATGCCAAGCATAGTGGGGATAATGTCATTCACTACAGGCTGGACTATCAGTACTCCACCAGGAGTTCACACTTGGGTGTCGGGAGCTCCAAATTATTTTGTTGATGGAGCTGTCCCACTTACTGCAAATATTCCAAGTGATTGGTGGCCAGACGAATTCAATATGAACTGGAAAATTACAACAATCGGAAAGCCTGTCATTTTTCCAAAAGGAATGCCGTTTATGTTTTTTCAGTTTTACAACGTTGACACAATGCCGTCCGTTAAATTTTCAGTAGAAAATTACTGGGATAAGCCAAACTTAATGAATTCAAGAGCTGCCTACGGAGAAGCAAAAATGAAGAAACTCAGAGAAGAACCCTGGACGTGGATGGGCGGGATCCGCACTGGCCTTGATGAAAATGGTAATCAAATAGGACCACGCCATGACGGCCATATGAAATTGGACGAACCAATTCTATGAAAAATATAAAAGGAGGGATTGCCGCTGGGTTAAGGCTTGGCAACCTTGGTTTTAAGATGCGCGGACTTGCTCCCATGCAGGTCATAGAAGATGCAGATTATTTTGCTGAGATACTTGTCAGAAACAAAATGATCGGGTTCATAGGGCTAAACCCATCCGATGAAGAGTTTTCAGAAATAATGCGGAGAATATACAGGGGAGGTAATAAACCGGAAGAATTACGCCCAGGGTTTTTGTTCGATCAGACACATGCAGGAAATCAGAACACTACGACAGAAGAGGTTGAGTGGTTCATCAATTCTCAATGGCATATGGATAATCCATTTTTTGAGCTTATCCCTTCATATACTGCCCTGAGGATGGACACATTCACCTGCTCTCCGAATTTTGGGCAAACCCATTTTTATAGTCTCGTAAATGCTTATAGAGATTGCCCCGAAGACATAAAAGAATTGCTGAAAACAACAGAGTTTATTAACGAAACTGGTCTGACAAGAAATGGTCCAGGGGGGTCCGGAGCGCATCCAGCTTTACGTACTCACCCAGTAACCGGAGAAACAATGTTACTTTGGTCAGGACACGACATGCGCATGGCCGATGGAACAAATCCGGAGTGGTTCCAAAGGCTCAATAGATACATGCAGAATCAATTGCTTTCTCCTGAGTTGAGATACAGCTGGTCATGGAACCAGGGAGATGTTGTAATTTGGGATAACAGATCAGTTTTGCATTCCTTTTCACCAGGGTGGGAGCATGATCAAAGAATATTTACCCGTTGTGAAGTAGGTAATGAAAAACCTTTTTTCAATGAAGAACACAAAAGTATCGTTAGTGATGATTTTGGCGACACGTGGAGAAAAGAGGGTGTAGCGAAAGATGAAACTACTGGGCCAAATCCGGATCATATTCCTTTGGTCTTCACAAAAGGCATTTACGCCATTCCGGAGTATTCCGATTTGTTTCAAAAAGTTACAATGTTTGTTTATTGTTACGATGGCAATATCCCGGATGATGTTTTGGAATTTCAAAAGTTAGTAGGTAATAGTGATTTTAATGTTGTCGGAGTTGAGCCGCTAAGAGATGAAAATAAAAAATACGACTCAATGTATAGATTTTCAAATCACTATTTATTAAATGAACCCCTAATTGGCCAAAAGTTTTTATTTACCAAAAATGGCGATCTCGAACGAGCATTTTCAAACAGTGATGATTTGTTTAGAAAAGAACCTTACGAAGACGGTCGCCCATGCCCGGTGGAACTTATAGGTACATTGGTGGAGCTTCATCCCGATATGAGACATGCTGGCCACGCCTGGCACTATCCGTGCTGGTTTCCGCACCAAAGAAATCTAAAATTTAGACCATGGGATTGGCACAACTTGTCTTTTTTTGAATATGAGCAGTTTAACGGGGGCCCTCCTCCTTTTGATTTTTTAGTTCAATTTGCAGTAGATACTGTTTACGGTTGTTTTAATCATATTTCGGTGAATGATGAAAGAAAAAAATTAATTGAAGCAGTAATTGACTATATGCAATACATGATAGAACTTGGCGAGCATGAATCCGATAGGTAAGCATCTAGGGGGCGGGGTAGTACTTTACGAAGATGCATTTAGCCTCGACTGGGAATGGGTGCGCAGCTTCTGTCATGAAACGCTAACGGCAGAACGCGAATCGATGTACACTCCAGGAATTGATCCAATAACCGGTGAAGATGGATACATAAATAAAAGTAATTACTTCTTCAAGAGAGACTCTTTGGAATGTATGCCATGGAGAGGAAGTCTGATTCACCAAAGCTCTGTTCCGAGAGTACAAGAAACAATTGACTACATAGAGAATGCAAAAGACGATTGCCTTCAGGACTATTTGGAAAAATTTCCATTAGCTGGAAAGTGCATATGGTGGAGAATTCGTGGACACATAGTCGCCTACCCGCCTGGATCTTTTTTAGGACTACATGCCGATATTCAGACGGAATACGAATACGGCAAACCTCACCCTAAAGATCAGTTAGCCACTCGAAATGTTGTCTCTGTTGTTGCTTATCTGAATGACTGCGTAGACAGTGAAGACGAGGTGGATGGGACAAACTTTACTGGCGGCCTTCATTATTTTAATTATCTAGACATAACAGTAAAGCCAAAAAAAGGAACAATCATTTTATTTCCGTCAAACTATGTGGCGGCACATGAGGTTCAGCCCATTATTTCCGGTTCGAGGTATTCGTATCTTGGGTGGTACTGTCAGGGAACGCCTAACCCTTCCGTGTTGGAGAATGTTGTAGACCCAATTAGTCAGCCACAGGCAGCAAGAATTTCTTCAAATATATATATGCCAAGCGGCTACAGAGCTAAGGAAAAATAATGAAAATAGGAATACTAAACCCAGGGAAAATGGGTTTATCACTAGCTGTCGCAGGGCTAAGAAATGGCCATGAGGTATTTTGGGCTTCTTCCAATAGGTCGCAAGAAACAGCTGGTCGCGCTAATAGCTGGGCCATCAAAGATTTGGTCACCGTTGAGCAAATGTGTAAGGAAGTTGACGTAATCGTTTCAATCTGCATGGGCGCCGGGGTTTTTCCAAATGCAAAAATGATTGTTGATTATGGATTTAATGGAATTTACGTTGACGCAAATCATGTTGGTGATCCGTCATCCGAAAAACATCTTGCTTCAACACTGAAAAATGGTGGCGTCAGATACGTTGAGGCATCCATATACGGGTGGCCATACCCTCATGAGCCGAATCCCGATGCAGAAAGGACAATGTATTTGTCCTGCGACGGGGAAGACAACTTCGACGCGTTGACCGTATCCGACTGTTTCACTGGAGCGATATTTGAATGTTTGGTATCAGAAAAAGAATCTGCCAAGGAAATAAAGAGATCTCGAGAGATATCGGACAGATCAGACTGTGCGCCATTCACTAATTACGGGTATGGGGTTGTGGAGTTCCACAACGTAATGGCAGACATGGGGGATGCGTTTGTAGACAGGTACATGGAGCGTCGTAAATTGACAGAGCCAAGTGATTACTACATCGACGATGATGGTTTTTATGTTAATCGCGGAGGATACAGGTTTACGCCAGACCAAATAGAAAATGCTCCTAGGAGATTCCTCAATTTACTACCTAGTGAGGCTACCGACGATGAAGTTAAGTTTCATTCAGAAATAGAGACAGCTATAGGTAAGTCCTTAAACGCATATAAAGGAATTTTCCCGGAAATAGTTGACTGTCTGCGCTGGAGAAGTGATGCTCATATTGCTGAGTACCCTGAAGGCTCGGGAATGGGTATGCATCATGACAACGCTATAGGAGGGGCGGGAGAAAATGAAAATCCAGTGTTCAACGTATTGTCGATATCGCTAATCTTGTCCGATAGATGCACTGGCGGAGAGTTGGTTTTTAAACATCCGAATGTAGAAATAGCTCCAGTAAAGGGGAATCTCATCATTTATCCATCAGGTTTCCTTGGGGCACATGCAGTTAATAACATTGAATCTGGGACAAGGATTTCTTACCTTGAGTTTGTTGGACAAGGAGACCGATCGGGGCATGTAAAGCCAATATAGGAATGGCAGTGATATCTCTAAGTATCAAAAAAAGAGTATAATTGGGCGTTATGTCAAGTACCTACAAATCTAAGGAGACACAACGCCATGTCACTTAACATTAGTTCCGCTTTATCAACAAGAGAAAAAAGAATTGTTCTTTCGCAGGCCTCTGAAGAAGTTAAGATATCACTTTACAGATGTGCAGTAACATGCGGCATTGATCCGGATTCTCTAACTTACGAATGGGTCCCAGGCGATGACGCCCCCGAAGAGCCAGCACAACAGCTCCTAAAAGAGCTTAAAAAACTTAAGATAATAAACCAGAAGATTCAAGATCTTCCAGAAGGGGACTGACCCACGGGGTCGGTTTTTGGGTTATGGAAACTTTACAAAATCCTTTACTTAACTTCAGTTCAGGAAGAATAACAAAATGTAAAGAAGTCATTGCCGAGCATCTCCTGTATCTGCATGGAGCAATTGTCGAGCACTGCGATGTTTTGAATCTAAGTTTGGC